TGTATCTCAGGGAAACGATCTTCATATTTTAAGTTGCTTGTGTAGTTATCAAAGTTAAAACCTTCAGAAAAATAATTTATATTTACTTTTAAGAAATTTGTTAACACACCTACAACAAACCCTGACATTCCATTACCACCTTTCTCATACTTCTGAACTTGTTGGAAAGAATAACCCAAAACATTTGCAAGATCAGTTTGTGTATAACCATTCTTGCATCTGAGGTTTCTCAGTCTTATTCCACAATGTTTATTAAATCTTATTTCTTTATCTCTTTGTTCTTTATTTGGCGACATAGATAGCCTTCCTTTCTTTTCACTTTCTTAATTTAAAATTATTTACTTTTCGTAAATAACTTTTGCTTCTTCATTCTGAGCATTAACAATTCTTCTTACTAATTGTTTATACTCAACATAATCCTTGATTGTTTTAGTACACAGTCTGCCATCAATCGTAGCCATAATATTGTTATGACACTTTTGTAGCTTCCCATACAATCTAGGAAGTTCATTGGTTAGGTTCATTCCTATCCTCCTTTTTTATTATGGAGTGCTGAAGACTTTTGCTTGTTATCTCTTTGACAACTGCCTTGTCTGAAGCATCCCTTTGATCTGCTGCCTTCTCAACAGAATCAAATTCCTCCTCAAGAGTTGCTGTTATTTCATAATAAAATATTTTTTTACAACTCATAGTAATTATTGACTTTTAATTTACTGTTTTTTATGTGTTTCGTCAACATATACTTTCTCATAAACACATTGTCTGATTTTATTAACTTTAATTTCTCAGCATTTTTTAATAAAATACCTACCCTTTGTTTAGTTAAATTAAGTGCCTTTCCTATCTCATCTAACTTTGGAAAACATTGGTGTTCATCATAATAAACAGACATAAAATCTATTACTTCTTTTATTCTAGGACTATAAAATACTTTAGTCATTAGTCCTCCTTGTTCTTTATATTTTGAAGCATATCTTTTAATAAATTATTATATCCTGCTATATCTTTGTGAGTATCTTCTTTGTATATATCTTGTTTGCTACCATCATCAATAGTTCTTGTTAGTTTTAATACAATCATTAGTTGTGGTATCAATGTAATTGGAACTTTTATTTTATATCCATTTACTATTTCTAATACTGATTGAATAAAGTTTGCAATAATATATGAGTTGTTATCAAAGTTACCATATTCTTTTTGTTTTTTCTCAAGCATTTGCTTGACCATTTTTTCACCTATATCTATCCATTTTACATTGTCATCTGACATACATTCTCCTTTTAAATTTATTTACAAATACATCCATAAAAATAACCAGTGCCATCATTCATAATGTGTGAATTCCATCCTTCATGGTATGTAGTAAGTTTTAAACGTAGTATGTCGCAAAGATCAAAACAATCTACACCACCAATAATTTTTATATCTTCTAACATTTGTTTTGTTACAGGCACTAAACTATACAATCCATCATTTAATATTATTAAGTCCATAAGTAAAAGGGGTGGTAGTTAACTAACAGCAAGGGAGCTAAAAAAAACGACCACCCCATTTATTACAAGCTACATTGCTTTTGGTTTTCTTTCTTGTAATTTATGAACAGTTTTAAATTTTGGATTACCATTGGCATCATTGCCATCTTCTTTTTGGTTTATCCATTCAGTAAGATTTAAGGTATCACCCCTTTTCATATCCTTACTAAGTTTAAATGAACCCCAAAATTTTTCTGGGTTTTCATTATCTCTGTTTAGATAACCTTCACCTTCTTTTAATTCAAATCCCATAGTTTAACTCCTTTTTTGTTTTAGTATTTGATTTGTTAATGCGTTAAATGTTATAAATTGATCTGTCTTGGTGAACGCATCCCAACCCATAGACTGATGTATCTCAGTTTTAAGATTTTCCATTTCACTTCTTAAAACTGTAGAATCTTTTTTTTCTTTATTGTTTTTAATTTTATCTAGTGCTGTTTCAATATAAAGATCGTCTATATTTTTTTTCTTTTTTATAATATGAAGTTTAGGAACAGGATCATTTGTTTCTATTATTAATGGTTCAGCATCATAGCCTGTTTCACTATCTTGTGCTTCTTCTTTATCATCTTTAATTCCTGTCGCTAAATTTAATAAACTTAAAAAAGCATATTTTCTTGAGTATGACATTGCACCACCCAATCCATATCTATCTTTTTTATCTATCGCACTTGTTTTAATTTCTATTTTTGATTCAGGATTGTCAATATCAACAACAATCATTTTACAAGTAATACCTACATAGCTATCACCTACGATTGTGTCTTCATAAGTACAATAAGAATATAAATTATTTTTAACTAATGTATCCATTGCAACTTCTGAAACTGCGTCATGCAATAGTGGATTATAAATCATACCTTTTTTCTTTTCTGCTTTCTCAACCATATCTGAATTTTCAAAAGCATTTTTTAATTTTTGATATATATTATTTTTCATCTTTTTTACCTTTCTTTTTTTTTGGTTTGGGTCTTAGTTCTTTAATCATCTTATCTTTAAAAGCTATCTCATCTTTTAATAGTTTTATTTTTTCTTCGTATTCTTTTTTGATTTCTTTTATTTCTTCTTCTCTATCTAATAACTTTTGACTGTAAGTTTTTATTTCTTTCTTTTGATTTCTTGTTTCAGTTTGGTACTGAGCCAACTTAATTAATATTGCGTCTGTCATTTTCCCTCCTATAATTTTTCATAAAAGTCCTCCAATCTTTGCATATCTTCTTCATCATAATTTTCTAGCATGAAGTTAGATTTAAAGTTTCTAATTTCAGACCAATCCACATCAATTAAACAAGCTAATTTTTTTATACTACCATTAGCTGCTCTCAATAGTTCTTGTCTTTTTATGTTTATTTGTATGAATTTTCTAAAAAAATATTGAAGTCCTTCAGGGGTCAACTCCCAACAATTATCAGATGTAAAGGTTGTGCTGCCACCATCTGATACATAAACTAAATAAGGTTTGTATTCATAGTTATAATGTTTTGAATATACTGCTGTTTGTATGCAGTGGGTAAATTGAGGTTGTTTTATTGGCTGCGATTTAGAATACACCCAATCCCCTATTCTATTTACATTACTATCTTTTCTATTAATTTTTAATGGTGAGTTTCTGGCATTCCCAAATCTATTTTTATGTTCTGTAATCTTTTTTTCATTATGATTTACACAATCTATATAACCTTCTGTTGCTAGGTTTAATGTTTGACCCATGTATTTATCATCATACCAATCAGATAAAGGTTCTTCTACTTTCCATCCTGAAAAATTATCTGACAATTCATCAATACACATTAAATGTCTTTCAACATAACCTTTTATATTTCTTAATATAAATTGTGCTTTGATGTTATTCCTTTCACCAAAGTCAAAATTACTTATGAAAGTTTTAAAATGTAATTCTACATCTTTAATCTCTGCCTGACCTATTAATATTTGTTGAAACCATTCATGAACAAATTTACCAGCTTCAAAACTAATTGATGGTTTTTCAGGTTTAAAATTTAGATGTGGTGATAGATGATATTTAATAAACCAAATAGAATTTTGTAAAGCTGTTTGACTTGGGGATGTTGTGGCTTTATTAAAATCACCATTTGTCCAGGCTAAATCTGTAAATCTTTCTTTCATTGATAGTTTATTTACAAATTATTTACAATTAAGTCAATACTTTTATTTGATTTATTTTAAAAATAATGTACTAAGTTTTAATGAATGTAGAAAAGGTTCATCTAAATTGGGAAGAAATATTATCAGGTTCATTAACTGGGATTGTCAGAGAAGTGGAAAGTTTAAGACAGAATATTGAGTGGGGTCATGGTGCTAACTTTGATCGTTAACAATATCTGGTTCGCTATGTGAAATGGCTCTTTCTAAGATAATGAAATCTTATTTTTCTCATAGTGTTAACAATTTTTATGGTAAAGACTTAATCATAAATGACAAGCCAGTTCAAGTGCGATCTCAGTTGTATTCTAAAATAAATAAATCGCTTATAATTAGAAAAGGTTTTAAAGCTGAAGATTATTACTTTTATGTAGCTGATGATACCCCAACCTTTTATTTCTATGGCTACATTCAAGCCAAAGATTGTCAGAAATGTGGCAGATGGACAAACTTCAACAAAGAAGATAGACCTTATGTTTGGTCTATTCCAACAGATAAATTAAAACCAATATCGGAGTTTATAAATGAGTGATATTAAATGTGCATTGTTAAAACCTTTTGGATCAACAATATTAAAATCAGAATTACCTGATGATTTGATAAAAGAATTTTCAGATGATTTAAATACAATCAGATCATCCCCAGAAAAAATAGAAGGTCATAAGTTTGGTCATAAATTGGCTGGTAATTTATACAAAGAATTATTGGTCAGTCATCCTGTCATGTTAAAATGGAAGCAGAAATATTTTGACACATTAATTGTTCATTATGCTACATCCCATTATAAACAAAAAAAGGTTAAGCAAATTATTATTACAGCTTCTTGGCATAACATACAAAAGTCAGGGGATTTCAACCCATGCCATACCCATACACATTTTCAGGATAGACATCTATCTCCAGACATTTCAACTGTAGGTTATATTAAACTACCAAAATCTATGGTAGATTATAAACATTCTAAACAACATCATGCTGTTGGTGGACACATTGAATTTGTTGAAGGTACTGAGGATATGTTCACAAACGCAAACTATCTGATACAACCTATGGTTAAAGATTTTTATATATTCCCTTCATCTTTACGTCATGCTGTATATCCATTCTATTCGGACAATGAAACAGATGAACGTATTTCTTTTAGTTTTAACGCTAAGATTGTATTTGATGAGTAGTTTAGAACCATTCTTAAAAGTACCCCATTCTTTGATAGACAATGAGGTTCTAACCTCTGTTGAAAAATGCCTCTATATGCTTCTGACAAGGCTCAGAACTGCGAAAAGGGGGTGTGTGCCTTCCTATGCCTACCTAAAACAAAAACTCAAAATAAAGGACAAGAGAACCATCCTGAAGGCTTTGGACAGACTACAACTATTCGGATATATTACATGGGAAAATAGAGGTAAGGATAAAACTAATAAATATTATTTTAGAGGGGATGAGAACTTTCAATATATTTTAAGTAATAATATTAAATTAAGAAAGATTATGTCTGATAAACATAAGCAAATATATGTGGATAAAGTTAGGAAGAAGTTTGTGGAAAAGAAGGGGATAAAATTGGTCAGGTAGTACATTTTTTGTACTGATAGGGGTACATTAAATGTACCTAAATAAAGATATATTATATAGATATAATTAGTTAGTAAGTATGAATAAAAAATACGTTCCAATTGAAACTATCAAATATGAATTAAGTAAAATTAGAAAGTCTTCTAATTTTCAATATAGACAAGCTATAGATAGAAATCGTAAAAATCAGGTTAAGCACCCCCCCTTGATAGACCTTCTTAGATTTCTACAAAATAGAAATACACCTGAAACAGTTATAGATGAGATAGTGAAGGAATACTGGTCGGAAGTTGAAAAGGATAATAAGTTTGAAAAAGTAATTGCGAACAAGCTCAAGATAAAGTATGCTAAGTAAGTTAACATACAATATCTAGGTATCTTTTGGATATGGGGGTTAATTCTTATACCTTTCTTTCTACAACCCCCTATCCTCCTCTTAATCTGAATAATAATTATGTAGTGAATTAACACCTAAATTGTAAATCATTTCTTCATAAAAAGCTGATAATTCTTTATGAGTTTTTTTTTCGTCTTTTTGTTTTAATATGTCCGATAATCTATCAGTTATATAAAACATACACACTCTATTATCTTGATATTCATATTTCATTGTTTCTTCCTTTCTTTATATTCCAAAGTGTTCTTGCATAGTTAAGTCTTTGTTGCTTTGTTATTATCTTCTCTGGAATTAGTTTTAATGCTTTGTTGTTTATCTTTGATATACCTTTCATATCTTTTTCTAATCTCATGGTCTTTCTCAAAGGTATTTACCCCACATAGTTCTAAATCTAATTTGTATTCTAAATAACCTTTGATCCTTTCTTTCATTCATTTGCATTACAATATTATCATTCCTATTGCAAGACTTGTCAATAGTATTATTAAAATTAGAATAATTCTAATCTTTGTATTTTTAATAGGATGTCCAAAGATAATCATTCTTCTTCTGTTTCAAATATAATAAAGTCATCATAATCTTGAGATTGTAAATCATCCCATTCAGATAAATTTATTTTACTTGCTTTTTCATTAGCTTCTTTTTCTGTGTTAGCTTCAACCATAATTGAGTATTTTTGTGCTTGTTGATAACCACCTATAACTCTATACATTTTTGTTTCCATAACTTAACCTTTCTTTCATTGTTGTAGTGAGGCAATAACAATTAAAACTATCTCAATAATTATTATTGCCTCAATCATTATTTCCTTTCTTTGTTATTGCTTTCTTTCATTATCATATCAATCAAAGTATCTGAGCTGTAATTTTTTAATAGCTCTTTTAATTGATCTATCGCTTTCTTTTTTTCCTGATACTTTCTATCTTTGTTTTGAGTATCTAAGAAATCTATTCCCCATTTTGTTCGATCAGTCATTGTCTTGATCTTCTTTTTCAGGTACTTGAAAGCTATAATTCATAACAAGATTATCATATTCATTCATGTACCAATTAACAGGGCATTGATCTAACCAATCAAAAAATTCATCAGGCATATTGTTATCTATTTTCATTCTTCCTCCCACATATCAGTAATAAATGTATTATCAGAATTAAGTTCTTGATAATTTTTATTCATAATTTTTTTCCAATTAATTAAATTATCAATTTCATCTTGTACTTTATTCTTAGCATCTTCTTCGTTTTTAGCTTTTACATCTTTAAATATATCCAATGTTGGACAAACTCTATAAGTTTTCATATTAACCCCCTAACTACCATTGTATGTAATGCGAACAATCCTATCCCTGAAAGCATTAAGGATGTTAAAGCAACAAATAATATTTTATAAAATATATCTTTCATATTTTCCCCTTTCTTTAATCAATAAATTGTCTTGCTACATCTAGAGCAAAAACCAAAAAACAACCAAAGGCTAAAACAAAGCCTAAAGTTGTATAAGTTGTCATTGTTAACATCATACCCATAATTGAGCATAAGATTAACAAAACCCATTTTGTAATTAATAATATTCCATCCATTTTATTTTATCCTTTCTTTGTTAGTTATTGACAAGATACAGTATTAAACCATATCTTGTCAATACTTTCATTTAATTTAATTTAATATAAGGTTTTTGATATTTGCCGATATAAATATTAAAATAAAATGCTGTATGAAAATAATCTGTAATACTATCACTTTTATCAAACCATTTTCGATCTGAAGCATTTTTAATAATATCTATTACCTTTTTAAAAAAGGTTTGATGTTTTTGAGGCAATCTATCCAACCAATAATGATTGATACTAAAATATCCTTCTTTCTGTATATCAGAAAAATCAATTTTAGATTTCATAATTGAAACATCAATAGATGAATAATGATCTCTAACTACTGACCATTTAATATCAGGAAATTCTTTTTTTAATTTATCCCTGATTTGTTTTACTTCTTCTGTTTTTATATATGCCATTTTTAACCCTTTCTTTTTTAGTTGTTGACAGATTAATTTTATTAACTTGATTTGTCAATATCATTAAGCAACTTTTTTAAATAGTCTTTGATCGTAAGAATATTCGTAAGCCAGTTCTTGTATGTTGTGATCTAAATAAATAGATTGACCAGTACAAGTACGACCCCACCAAGTTTCAAGATCAGTTTCTAATATTGGTTCATTTTGTTCTTTTAATCTCTCAATTAACCAATCAGAGCAAAGCCAATGTTCAAAAACTTCCTGTTGATCTTCGCCATTATCTCTGATTTCTTGTATTTCTTCTTTTGTTTTTACATTATATTCAGATTTTATAGTTTCATCTGATTTATAGAAGTTTATATAATCTTCTAATTGTATTACCTCTTTACTCATTAATTCACTTACAAGGTAAGATTGACAAGCGTAAATATGTTTATTTATAAACTGTCTTGTAATATCTTGCATTGTTCCACTTTCAATATCATTAAAAGCTATTTTTGTTCTTTCACTCATTTTTAACCCTTTCTTTTAGTTGTTTTTTTTTGTATAAATAAATACATATTGACCTGATATATCTTGTCAATAGCTTTGTCAATAACCTAAATTAAAATAATTATATGAATAATATTAAGTTCACAAATGAAGTATTACAAAAAATCTATTCACAATTAGCTCTGGGTAATGGTATCAAGACTATATTAAAAGACTTGAATTTATCATGGGAAGGGTTCAGACAATTAATGCACAAAAAACCAAAAATCAGAGAACAATACGAATTAGCAAAACAAGATGGGGTTGATTATTTATTATCTGAAAGTGCAACTGAATTGAAGAAAGCAATAGAAGACTTTAAAGCAAATGGGAAGGGTGATCTTGCTACAAGTCATTTAATTAAAGAAGCTGTCGCTTTAACTAAATGGAAAGCTAGTAAATTGTTGCCAAAATACAACGACAATGTGAAGAAATTGGAACTTGCAAACCATGACAATAAACCTTTAATTGTTAAATGGTCAGATAAATAAATCAATTAAATCAATATTAATTACACTTGAAGGATAGATTTTTTCCATCCTCTTTGCAAAGACTTGCCCTGACCCCATATAAAACAAAAATTTTTACAATATAGGGTCAATTCTACTTTTAATTTAATTAATTTATAATTTTTCTAGCTTAAGGTTGTTCTGATACTTGAGCGTTATCAGTAATGATTAGAAAGTGCATAAAAAATCT